CAGCTGATGCCGCATCTTGTCCATAAGAAGTAAAGTAATGAACATGTGATGCTCCATCTCCACCATAGACACCCGAATCTGCAAGATTTGCAACAGACTGTCTACTATAAAGTGGATATGTAAATCCTGCATCCATCGCAGTCGCTACAGTACCAGATGTTACTAATCTTTGTCCGGTCGCACCATGATGATAAACATAGTATGGTCCGGTGGTACTATTGAGTCCAAGATTTGTATTGAATTCAACAGTTTGTGAACTCACAGAATATCTATTTGCAGGAAGTAATCCACCTGTTGTTTCCCCAGCATTTCTAACGAAAACAGAAACATCACTTGCAAGTAAAGATCTTAAAGCAAAACCAGTACCATCTGGCGAATTGTTCAATGTAACTGAAGTGGCAGGATCGGTTGACGATACTGGTTCTAGATATTGTGCTGTCGCAGCATCACCTACTGTAGAATTCAATCCGGTGTGTAAATTTATAGATGTACCAACACCACTAGAAGCGTTTGAATCTGTATTTACAAAAAATTCTTGAGCAGATGAACCATATAGAGTGGTAATAGATTGTGCCTGTCCTAGAAAGTTTTGTACTGCACCAGATTGTGCCGAGGCCGCAGTTACTTTACCAGATAAAGAATTTCTCGCTCTATTTGATGTAACTACATCACTGTCATTTACAACTCTTACAACTTTCAAGGAATTGCTGTATGCCAAAAAATTCGAGGCGGTAAACCACGATTTATAATTTGTATCATCTGGGGCTCCGAAAGTATTCAAGAGCTGTTCTTCACTTGAAATTTGAATAATTTCGTTTACTGGACCTTTGGCGAATCTACCGACAACGGCTCCAACATTCGTGATTACAGCTGGAACACTGGTTGACGCATCTATTTCTGAAATATTTACGCCGGGGCTTACTTGGAATGCCATTTTTTAATCTCCTTTGATTTTTTATTTAATAGTATTTTGTATTTATTTATAAAAACTACAAACTCACTTATTCTAAAAATTATACAGTGTGGTCAATCGGATTGACTCTCCACAAATCCCCACTGTCATCGACAAAACTCTCATCATCGAGCCCGCTTGATATGAATCCAAATGGTAACATATCTTCTTCAAGGTGCCTCATTCTTTCATCATATATTTCTCTTCGGATATCTACATCACACATAGATTTAAAATATGGGTCAGTTGTCATCCATGCAAATAATATTAAAGTATCCACAAGATCGTCATTCCTACCCCTTTCAGCTTCAAATTTTGGACCTTTTTGGACAAATGATGTCAATTCGTTTATTGTTTCATAATCACGAATATATAATTTATCTTCTTCGATTAAACTTTTTAAATTCATACAACCAATTTTTTTGGTTGCCTTTGTGGTTCTGATTCCTAAACTTTTATTCGAACCACCGAAACCGCCGCTGATACTCTGGCCCTTTCTATTATCGCTCGATATACTTATTAGATTTACATTTTCCAAATCGTGATATAGTATATCACTGACCTGTTGGCCAACATCATTTATTTCGACTAAAATTAGTGCTTCGTTATATACATCTGACATTCTATTGATAACAGTCGGAAAAACCATAGGTGGTATTTCGTTAGATCTAAAAGTTACTACCTGTTTATACGGTGTTTCTGTGCAGTCAAATATAGAAAACGCTGAATAATCCATTCCTTTTCCTCTTGACACATCTACTGTCATAAAATATATGTTATTCTTTTTGACCTTTTCATATATTTTGAGAGACCCATTTTCTAATTTTTGTCTTGGAATTTTATACGGCATGTTTTTTAATTTTGTAAAATTTATCAAAGTGTTTGTACTACCTAAAAATTCCGTATCAAACTCTTGTCGAAACTGTTCTGCGCTGGTATTCTTAATGGTCTCAGCTTTCCATTTTTCATCTCTGCCGGGCACTTCCGACCAATGTACTTCAATAGGAACATAAGAATTTCTACCTTGTTCTGCGTCCACCCATAATTTGTAAAAATGATTCATACCTTGCGGTGTGGATACGATAATCACTTTTGTTGATTGTCCAGATGAAATAGTTGGATAAACTGAATTGAAAAATTCTTCTGCAAGTTCTACAGGAACAAACGCAAATTCGTCTAAAAATAGTATGTTAAACGAACCGCCACGAATTGCAGAAGATGATGTCGCGGCCGCCATAATTCTAGAACCGTTTTCCAATTCTATATTACCTTTATTCCAAACTTCAACACCCTGTTGTAACCATTTGGGAAGATGTTCATATGCCATTTGTAATCGCCCTAGCAATTCTCTGGCAGTTGCAAGTTTGTTTGCAAGCAATGCGACTGAAACATCTTTGTTAAATAGAATGTAATGTAGAAAAAATGCAATGCTGGTGATGGATTTCCCTGACTGTCTACCAATTTTACAAATAGTAAAACGATTTTCGTAAAAATTTTCCACCATTTTTTCTTGAAATGGATACATGTTAAAATTTACTAACCCCTGATCGAGATTGACAATTTTAACATATGTTTTTATAAAATGTATAGGATCTTCCATACATTTTACATATTCTTTAGCTTGTTCTTCCGTCCATTCAATTTGCACACCCGAACCTTTTAGATTTGGGTTATTATTATAAATTTCATTCATTCTCTATTTTTACCCTTTAGCATTTCCAATAATGCATTTGTATCTCCAACAAATACTGAATTATTATTGACTACTTTACTCGGGCCGCCTTTTTCTGATTCTATTTTATTCATTTCGATTTGGAGTTTTGTCAAATCTGCAACCATATCAGAAGTTGTTTTCATAAGTTGACCTACAACCTCAAATGCTCGAGGGTGATCGCTCTCTTTTGCAACTAACATCATATGTGCTAAAGCGTCCTGTCCAGTATCTACTAAGTTATGTAATGTTTTTCTTCTTAGAGCATAATCATCGGATATTTCATCGCCTCTGACTAATTCCGTAGATTCTTTTTCATTGTACACTTCTAACTTACCTTGATCCATATCGTTTTCTATATCTAAGAATTTGCTTAAATGTTCGTTATTAAATTCTTTCATTATACATCTCCAAAATCTTCATCAAATGTATTGACAAAACTAAAATTATCAGTCTCAAGGGCATCCGATGGATTAGTAGTTATAGTGTTTTTTGTAAATTGATCGGTTGTATTTAATTTTTTAGTATTGGTTATGGCTGTTCGAATTAACTTTTGTTCTCTGGGGAGTCCGTATAAAAATCCTTGCATAGTAAATTCCATTGTCCATACTAACGATCTTCTGGATAAGTAATCACCTTCATATTCGTCTTGGTAGTCTACCGAATTCAATGTGAGTGGTGTATCCCTGACAATTCCCATTTCGCCAACTTCTTTGATAGGAATTACAAAACTCGGCGTAAAATATGGTAAAATTTGTTCTACGATTTGAGTAGCATCATCTGCATTTTTTGTCATAACCGAAAGAGTAAATGAAATATCATATGGAACCGGATTATATACAACATTCTTTTTATTGATATCAGAAGAATTATTTTGTTTAGTTATCTTTCCAACTTTAGAAAGTTTTCTTTCTGGCGAATATGTAAATCCAGAAATTTCAAAAGACATTCTAGGTAAAACTATTGCCGCATTACCACCATCATCAAGCATATTAATTCTTGTTAAATATTTTTGGATTGGCCCATATGCCAAAGGAACATCTATTGTTTTTAATACTGCCCCCGCAGCATTAGTTCTTTTTATTTGGACATCATTAAACATAGAACCAAATGCAATAACATAGTTTCTAATTGTCCCTCTATAGAAGTGTGGATTTCCTAACATTTAATAATCCTCACTGAAAGGATTTGTGGTGGTAAAGTCTATAACACCATCTGTTACTGCTGGTGAAAGTGGCGTGAGTCCTGTATCTACATCTGGTTGATTATCTATAGTATCATCTGCAATCTGAGCGTCTGAAAAATTGTTGTCAATTTCTACTATACCAGTATTGACAGTTTCATGTGAATATTCAAATAATTCTGTGGTAAGTTGGAAAACATGCATTTTTCCTAATTGAAAAAATGGAACTTCATCTTCAACAAATTTTATTTCAAATGCTTTGTCAACTAATGGCAAATATATCAAATCTCCAACTTTTGGCCTACTCATACTAGTTTCAGTTGTAAATCTAGTTTTCGAAACAGTGGTTATTAGTTGGTCACTTACATTCAAACCAAATTGACTCAACATTTCTCCCTCGCCTTCAAACCCTTCTACACTGTCTATATACATTTCTACTGTATATGCGTTTGTGAAACTTGACACTGTATCCTCGTTAAATATTGTATCTTCTTTTACAATAGTTCTTGGAATATAGGTAAAATCTTGGCCGTGCATCTGTATAGATTCAATGACAAGACTTCCGATCAAATCTTGTTCTTGAGTATAAGTTGTGTTGTTTATGTATGCGTTCGTTACCATTGTTATTAACCGATCATTATATCAACGGGTAATTCGTAGTTAAGAGACATTTGTTCTTCTAATACTTGAATCTCTTCCTTGGCCTCTTGTAGAATATTCGCACCGCTGAAAGTAATTCCGCCGGGTAGTTGCACCCCCTCGAATTTACTCAAATTTTCGCCCCATTGTTTTTTAATTAGAGCTGTTGCATATCTTTTCAACCACCTATCATTCCACACATCTGTATACACATCAGGATCGATTATTTTTGTGACTTCCATAATAACATATTCATCCTCTTTTATATCAAATCCCCAATCAACATCCATGAATAGTTTATTCATATGTCTTTGATATCGAATCGGCACGGTGCCATGAATAATGGTATTTACCATTTGTAGGTGATCTTGAGTGACCTGATATGTCAACATTTCGGCACTTGTAAGATTATATACATCATTCAAAAATAATTGATACTTAACATCAAACATATTTGTCGAGAAACTATTTTTTTGATAGAGGGGAATTACCTGTTTAATTCCGACAATACTCTGGTCTGTCGTGATATAATTATTTGTAATATCAGAACTAGTGAGTTTATAAGGAACATATGTATCTTCTACTGCATCAAAATGATAGTCTTGATAATACTCTAAGGCATCGTCAATTCTATCTTCTATTTGATCATCAGATACATTTATTTGTATGACGGGAGAACCCAGTTTTCTTTGACAATATGATTTAAACTCTGTGCGAGATGTGATAGCAGGCATAACAGTCCTCTTTTATGACTATTTATAATTATAATTCCCCAAGAGTTACCAAACCCTTTTCTAAAAGAATTTCTCTATTTGCCATATGTGCAGCCTGCGTCTCGTCTTTACTGCCACCGAAATATGGTACTGCATGATTTTCTTCTATCATAATTTCTGTAAGTCTTTTTTCGTCAAACAAGAAATCTCCAAGAATTCGGCCGAATTTTCCTGTCTTGTCTTTTTCAGTTTTAATCATTTGCATACTACCGATAGGCATCATAGTCTTGACAAATTCTTTCGCAGCAAGGCCAAATGCCTTTTCTGTCAAATCTCTTGTTCTTGATTCTGGCGTATCAATTCCCATGATACGGACGCGCTCTCGATGTATCCATACACCAAAACCTAAATCAATATCAACGTCTACGGTGTCGCCGTCCACAACTCTGAGAATTTTGCAGGGATATTCATATGCCATTTTATTATCTTTCTGTCAACAACCAACCTTGAGCGGCATTATAATACACCAATCCAAATGCCGCTCTATCAGTATTGATAGTCAAATCATCAGCAGCACCCTGTATCTTATGTCCGTTTCTGGCGATTGTTATGTTATTCGTACTGGAATTTCCAGTTGCATCTATAATTCTTATCTCATCACCTAATGCCGCGGCCGCAGGAAGAGTTACCGTTACTGCGGCAGAACTACAATCTACTAATAACTTCTCTCCAGCGACTACAGTATGTGCGGCAGTTTTTTCTACCCATGTATTTGATGATCCACTACTACCACTACCAGATCCGCCAGACGGCAATGCCTGTACCCACTGACTTGATGAACCATCATTATAGTAAATGTATAATTTTGTGTCTGTAGAATTAAACCACATATCTCCATCAGCAGGACTTGACGGCGCAGCATCCGACACAGTAACAGAAGATCCGCCACCACTGCCACCCGATATTGTTCCACCGGCTCCAACCTCAACCCATTGATTTGATGAACCATCTGCATAATACACAAAGAGTTTCATATTGGTACTATTCAACCAAAGATCGTTTGCAGTAGGACTTGATGGGACCGCATCTGAAACTTGTAGAGTCGCAGCACCGCCACCACCAGATTGTGCAACCCATGCATAATCTGTACCATTCCAACTTAATACATATCCACTTGTCGGATTGGATTGATTTAAATGTGCATCTACCGCTGCATCATTATAACTACTGCTTGCCGCGCCGGGAATAAATTTACTATTTGCATTATCCCATACTAAGGTTTGTCCATCGGTTGGCGCAGTTGTCGAAATGTCCACATCCGTCAAATTATTAATAGATGTTGGAATTGTCGGCGTACCTGTCAAAGACGCATATGTACCATCAAATGCATCTGTGATACCATAACCAGCAATCGTGGTAGGTGTATTAGTTAAAGAACCAAATACTCCATCGAACGCATCAGTGATACCATAACCAGCAATCGTTGTTGGTTTACCAGTAATTGAAGCCCAAGAAAAATCCTGTGCAATAATTTGACTATTATTTGCAAGTTCTACCCAATTACCACCATGAGCAAAATATCCTTTGCCAGTACCATGTACATGGGCGAACATACCATGATATGTGGTAGCACTTGGCAAGTCACCAGTGGTTGCATACATATTCGCAAACAACATTTTACCAGTTGTGGTAATGTCGTTTGATCCCATGTCGAGATCTGCACCAGTGATATGTGTCCGTACTCTTGAATCTGTATAATAAAGATTTGTACCTTCTGTTATATCAGAAGTTGATTTAGTTGTCAACCATGTATTTGCAGTTGATGTAAAATCCGCCGTTGCAAGTTTGGTTGCTATAGAATTTGTTATCGTTGTACTGAAATTTGCATCATCGCCAAGAGCTGCGGCTAGTTCATTAAGTGTGTCTAGTGTTGCGGGAGCA